ATGTAATTATTGCATAGTTAAAATATAAAGTCAAGCGAAAAAATAAAAAAAGTTATAAATAATCAATAAAAATATAAAAATGGCTGATTTCTACGGATTTTAATTTGTAGAGGTTCAGATAATTTTTAACTTTTCGCGCTTTTTTGGCAAGTATTTTTCGTAAAGATTTTAACTTTTAACGAATCGGGCAAATTTTAGAATTCTGGGAAATTTGGATTTTTTGCAATCAATAAAATCTTATCAAAACAAGTAAAGCAATTACGGGGGTTAGAGGGCAAGATAAAATGCCTTTTTCACATTCCTTCCCAAACGGCGAGTCTGTATGTCCAGCTGTAAACGTCTAACCCTCTAACCCTTTTTAATAATAATAATAATAATAATATAGTAAAAACAATGATTTAGTCGGGGGCAAGATGCGGGGCAAGACAGGGGGTAAGATACATGTTTATCTAACCCACTTGACAAATATGCAAAAATGCCGGTTTTTTATCATAGTCTGATTGTCTATCATTGCGCGAATAATGCAAGCGAAAAGTTGCCGGCACTATATGTTGATTTTACAAGGGCGCATAATATGCATTATGTATAGTTTAGGTCTGAGTATCTACATATAGACAAAGGCGCGATAATTTTTATTATGTATAGTTGATAAATTGTCGAGCGTGTGTTGTCGCCGTCAAGGGGGGGTGGGGGGGTATAATGATAAATATAATTGTGGCTAGCCACCATCCCTACTTACACTCCTATATTGAAAGTAGATACCTAAATAAAAGTATTGACTTATTTTTTTATTTATGAGAATCTGGCATTTAAGGGAGAAAATATTTATGTTTAATCCGCGAAAATGCATTTATTGCGCAAATTTTGAAATTTATCAGCGTGTTGTAGAATTTGCTAAGCAACAAAATCTAGCGGCTGGATTTACGCGTGGTGGACATCGCGGCGCAACTGCTAAAAATCTGGGGGAAAAATGACGGGCGCAGAAATTTACGAAATTGCTATTGATATGATTGACAAGTATGATATGCGGTTTTGTGATATGATGGATAGCGACTCAAAGGTTGCGATACTTTCCAGAAAATTTTTCTTGCCTGATGATGATTATGTATGTGGCTGGGGTAGATTTCGCAAAACTATGATTGATGGCGGAAATTCTGAATGGCTAAAAAGAATTGAATCGCTTGACGAGCAAAAAATGATAGACATTGCTGGGCGCGGATTGTTGGGGGTGCTTACAAATAAAGATTCCGCTATTGATAGAGTTGAACTTGATAATTATGTAAAGGCAATTCAAGGGTTAGCCAATCGGTCAAAAATTGTCAGCGACAATAAAGAGAATAACGAATCAGATTTACCGCTGATAAAAATAGAATTTATGCCAATGCGAACCGAACCATTGGAGATAACAGATGAGTGAAAATCTTGTCAAGATACCCGATACATTTAAGGTTATCTTTGATAATTTTGACGAAGGTTATAAATATAGATTTATCTGTTATTTTACGGGACGAGCAGGTGGCGGTGGAAAATCTACAAATATTCCGCTAGTGTTGTTATTGTTAGGGCTGACTAGAAAATTAAAGATTCTCTGTGCGCGTGAAGTTATGAATACTATCGGGGATTCAATCAAGTCTGTATTGGATAGGTATATTGACCAGTATGATTTGCCTTATGAAAGTTTTCGGGACTCCATCGTTGCAAAAAATGGCACAAAATTTATTTTTAGGGGATTGCGAGAAACTTCTACTCGTGGGCAGAAATCGTTAGATGAAATCAATATAGTTTTTATAGACGAAGCTGACTCTATTACTAAGGCATCATTTGAGATATTTATCCCTTCTATACGCGCAAATAAATCCTTTATAATTATGGCAGGAAACCCGACCTTACCTAGCGACTTTATGTATGCTAGATTTGGAAAAAATTCGCCAAGAGTTAGGAATTGTTATTATGAATATCGCGATTATCGCTATAATCCATTTGAATTAAATAATACTGTCAAAGGGGATATTGCAGAATGTAAAGAGCGCGATATGGATGAATATAATCGTGTATGGCTGGGACTCCTACAAGAAAAAGGGCGATTCCCTGTGTGTCCAAGTTTTTCAGATGCTAATATCGTAGAGTATAATGGACCTGTAAGCCACCTAATTTTATCAACCGACTTTAATGTAAATCCAAATGCGTGGGTGGTAGCGGTTGATAAGGGCAGTGGGACTTTTCATATCATTGATGAGATAATTACACAGAATGTATTTACTGGTGAAACTGCCAAAGTATTTTTTGAAAAATATGGAAATGAATTAAAGCACTTGACTATATGTGGTGATGCATCCGGTCGCGCGAGAAATACTACTTCCGAATATACAAACTATTCTCTGATACAAAACGAAGCAATAAAATGGATAGACGAAAGTAAGATTGATTGGCAAGTTCCAAAGGCAAACGGCTCAATATCTGATAGGGTTCAAAACTTTAATGCACATATATTAAAAAATAAAAAGATACGATTGTTTGTTTCGCCAAAATGTAAAAACCTTATTTATTCTCTTAACTATCTAGAATATGTAGAAGGCACAAATGATATAAACGAAACGTTTAAGGGGAACTCGTTAAATGAAATTGCTAAGCCACATATATTTGATGCCGCTAGTTATCTAACTAAATGTCTTGACCCAATTCTGGATGAATATATCCCGAAGAATAAGAACGAAGTTGTAGGATTAGCAAAAAAATTTGAGGAACAATTCAAATGAACGAATTTCTCAAAACCATACCACGTGAGCATTGGAGCGGATATTTCCTTTATTATGAAAGATATTGTAAAGGAAAGTCCTATAAAACTGCTTGGTATTTTTATAAAAAGGAGTATTATAGACAACAAAAGATATACAGAGAAAAAAACCATAAACTAATAAAAAAAATAGGAGAACTCTATGATAGAGAAGAAAATCTTAACTTGCTTTGATAAAACCGGTTGCTTTATAATTATAAACAACGGATTACATCCAGACCACGCTAGTTATTACAGCAAAATGGTTGCTTGCACCAGAACTGCTTTTAATCAAATGATTAACAATGTTCATATATTTGAAGCCCAAATGGGCATCAAGATTTCCGATGGATACCAAAACGCGTGGAAAACAATAAAAGATATACATCACGTAAAAATTGATATTGAAGCGATGGCTGATTTTATTGTTAAACAAGATATGAGAGCTGGAAAAGAACAAGACTATATTGAAGCCGAAAAAGAAATTGAAAATTTAGAAAAAGAACCCGAACCAAAGGAAACCGAGAATGTCAATGACACTGGAAGAAAAACAGTCGCTATGCCTGCATCTAAGAAAAGAGCCAGAACTATTAAAACAATGGATGTTTGACCAGATTGAAGGCTCATTTAATCAAGACCCACTATTCCTAAAAGGCGTAGTGTATTTTTCACACGAATTACAAAAACTTATCAAAGGAGATGAATTATGGAACAAATAGCCAAAACCGTAGAAGAAATGCTGCTGGAAGATGATTCCACAGTTGAAGAAACTAAACCAGAATCAATCTTTGAGCCTGATGACGAAGTAGCTGAAACAACACCTGTTGAAGAAACTAAGCCAGAAGAACCAAAAATTGAAGAAAAGGTTGAAGAACCTGCCGCTGATACTATATCTAGTGAAGAATCTGTAGAATCAACACAAGATGTAGTTGAACAACCTAAAAAACTCTATGCTGGAAAATATGAACGCCCAGAAGATTTAGAAAAGGCTTATACTGAATTACAATCGGCTTTTACTAAAAAGAGTCAAGCGGTTAGTGAGAAGGTTAAAGAAACTGAAACTTTAATTGATGACCGCGAGTTTGAAAATAAAATAGCGGCTGAAGTTGAAACTAAAGCACTAGACGCTATTACTAAAACATATGTTAGTATTACAGACCCAGAAATTCGTAAAAAGGCGGCTGAATGCTTAATGGGCTATAATACCACGGGCGATACTCGTTATATGGAACTTTATTATAATTGTCTTGAACCATCTGTGGATAGACAGTTACAAAAGCAACTTACCCAAATCTCTCTTGAAACAAGACAATCTTACGCAAGCCGTAGAAATGAAATTATGTATGAGCCTGTAAAAAAAGAACTTTTGGAAATGGAATCTGAAGACCCAGAATTTCTTAAAGAGAATGCAGATATTCTAGTTCAGGTTATTAAAAGTAATCCTAAAACTTCTATTAGAGAGATACGCGACCTTATTAAACAGGTGGAAGAACGAGCAATAGATAAATATAAGAAAATATCTATAACTGCGCCAAAGGTTGAAAAAAGTCCGATTGTTCCAGCACAAAAAGCACAACCGCCAAAAGCAGAAGATAAGCCTAAAAAGCCTGAATATGCGATGAGTGTAAAAGAAATGTTGTTGTCTGAATAATTTTTTCAAAAAAGTTAGTCAGAAATCCCTATTATATAGTAGAAGGATACTCGTAAGACCCTTTGTTAAATTAGCGTAAATAAAAAGCCCCGAACGGACACGCATTTTATGAAGCAAAGAACAATTTGTCTAACTGACTAACAAAAGGAAAAAAAATATGTCAGCAAATGCAACTACTTTGGGCTTGCAAAATCCATTGGCTATCGCCGAGAAATTTGATAAAGTCCTGTTAAAAAGTCTAAAATTGATAGGTATTTATAAACACCTGGCAATTGACGACTCCGCAAAATTGGGTAAAGATGGCGACACTTTACACATTCGTAAGATTGGTGGAATTTCCACTTTTGCTTATGACCCAACCGATGCAACCGATATCGTATACACTGCGCCTACCGTTAGCGAAGTTTTATTGAAACTGGATACTAACGCAGCCGTTGCTATTCCATTCAGCGAATGGTCAATGTCTGTTCAGGACGTAGATGTTATGGGTGGTGCTTTGGAAGAAGCTCGCTATAGCTTGTCAAAAACAGTTGACCTGTTTGTTATGAATAAAATCATAGCTGCAGTTCCTGTTGGAAACAGACTGACTGCCTTTGATGCAACTTCTGCTGCATCTGGCGAAGTCTACAAACAAATCTTGGCAATGGCTGCTGTCCTGAAGAAAGCAGGCGCAGTTCCTTTGACCAATGCTTCCGATTTGGAAGTTGTAGGCGATACACAGGTTGGTTATGTCGTTATGAATCCTGATGCGATTAAATTCTTGTATGCAGAACCTGCGTTCGTGAAAGTTGATTCGGATACTTTCTCGACGAACTCTATGTTCAAGGGTGGAAAAATCGCTGGAACAATGGCTGGATTGGTAATCTTGGAATCAAGCACTTTGCCAACTACGACTGGAACAGTAAATGTGTTCGGTGGAATTAAAAAAGCTACCCACATGGCTGTTTTGAAAGCAGTTCCTGGTAAATTTATTGATGACAAAGACCACTTTGTTCAGCTGTATCGCTCTTTGTGGGTTTTTGGCGCAGTTGTTTCATACCCAGAAGCTTTGGTTTCTTGTGTATGGACTGTTGTTGAAAATAGCTAAGAGTCTTATTTCCCTTGCCAGTTTTGGCAGGGGTAATCAGATGAGATAGGAAATGATAGTAAAAGAAATCGTATTTGGTGATAATACCGAAGTTCGCGAAAAAGACGTAGATAATACTGCAATTGCAAATTGGGTATCAACACGTTGGTCTAATTGGTCAAAAGATTATAATAGTGAGTTGGTTGCAGAATATCGTAGTGCAATTAAGCCTGAAAAGTGTGATAAAAAAGGCGATTGGCATTCTAATATTCGTCTAAATAAGCCGTTTTCTTATTATAATAAGATTTATAGTATTATCAGTAATACAATTCGTAATGAATTACTAAAATATATCTCCGTTGATGAAGAATATAAAAACGTTCTGACTGATAATATATTTACTCTGCAAAATAAAATGGAAATGTTGCTCTCTGTATCAGATTATATTATATCTGGTGAAGCAATAGGTTCTGCATTTATTGAATATAAAAAAGAGATAAAATCTGTTCCATTTGATGAACTTACAGGGCAAGAAAATATTATTGGCGTATTTGATAGAACTGCAAAAATTGAAATTGAAGATGAAGATGCTCCAACATTTAATTATTTGCGCGTTGACCCAGAAAACTTTGCTTGCGACCCACTTTATAGCCCTTGTAGTAAAGAGTGGACAAAGTGTGGCAAGATTATTAAAACTTGGGAAACCAAATCTTCTCTTTTGGACAACAAATCATATAATCTAAATAGGGCGCAGTTAGAAGAAATAGCACCGCCTTTAGATGATAATGTGTCGGGCGAAGATGGTAAGGGGACAAATCAAAGCACTACGCGCTCAAATCAAATTGAAGTTCTGACTTATTTTGGTGATTTAGAAATTGATGGCGTAATTTATCGTGATTATTGCGCTGTAGTAGTTGGCAGACAAATTCCAGTGTATTTTAAGCCTATAAATAAAAGCACACCTAAAGTTTTTTACTGCAAATATGGTGCTGAAAATCGTGGAATCTCGCCAATAGCTCCGCTTATTAGCATATTTGGATTGGAAGATAAACTGGTCAATGAGTTTTTAGACCAAAATGCGCTTGTAAATAATCCTACGATTTATACCCCTGTAAATTTCTTTGAAAAAGACAAAACTGAAATTGCACCAGGCGCACATATTACTTATAAACCAGGAATTCAAGAACCAAATGCAATTATACCAGTTAAAGTCGGCGCGCCGAATACAGCACTTTTCCAAGTTGTAAATGATAAATTAGAAGACGAAGCAACTGGATTTGCTTTACAAATGAACAATAGCACAAGTTCTGTAGAAAAGTCGGCATCTGAAATAGTCACAAATGTTATCACCGATAGCATAATTATCAATAGAATGACCGATGAATTTGTTTTGTTTATTTGTATGAGATTTGTAGAATCTGTATTTACTATATTAAATTTAGACGCAAAACAGATAAAATTAAAAACAAGTTCAGAGTTAGCAACAGAAGAGTCAAAAGCCGCATCTTTAATGCAAATTTTACAGAATGTTGCTCAAGGTGACTCGTCAATGATAAAATTAAAATCTAGTGCAGACTTTGTATTAAAATCATTTGGATTTGTGCCTGACCAGTTCTTAAATGACGATAAAAATACAAGCATTGTAAATGCAACAGCCGGAATTGATGACGAGATATTACAGCAGGCTTTACAAATTGCCCAGCAATTGCAAGTAGAAAAAAATAATGTTGTAAAAGCACAAAAGATGATGGGTAACGTCCAAGATAATATATATCGTGCGGGCTTAAAGAAATTCTGGGATGAAAGTGGAAGTTTGCCAGAATCAATAGTTGTCCCAAACGGACAGGGAACTATGCAAGTCCCAGTTGAATCTGTGACTCCAGATACGCAAGTAGATAATAAAACAGGAACGAGTGCAGAATGAAATCATATTTAGGCTATATTTATAAAATAACATTACCAGATGGGCGGTATTATTTTGGTAAAAGAGAAAAAAGTAATATTTTATCATATTATTTTGGTGGTGGAAGAATTATAAATGATTGGTTTATAAAACATACTGGATATTCTTCTAAATGTTGTCCCAAACATATTGCAGAATCAATTGGTATTAAACGAGATATATTATTTTTTGTAGGAAATAAATATTGTCTAGAATGTGTAGAAAAAATAGTTATTGGAAATCTTTATAAAAATAATAAAAAATGTTTAAATTTATGTGCAGGTGGTAATACTAGAAAAGATAGAAAATTAACTAAAGAAACTAGAGAAAAAATATCATTAGCAAATAAAGGGCGTATTGTTAAAGAGTCTACTAGAAAACTTATTAGTATTAGCAATAGCGGTAGGATTGGATTAAAAGGGGTTGAATCGCCAAGATATGGTAAAAAACATACAGAAGAAACTAAATTAAAAATGAGACAAAACCACGCGGATTTTTCCGGAGATAAGTCTCCTTCGTTTGGGCGCAAATTAACAGAATTACAGAAAATACAAATAAGTAAAACTCATAAAGGAAGACATTGGTATAATAATGGAAAAACGTGTATATTTGCTTATAATTGTCCAGAGGGGTATATAAAAGGTAGAAAATATGATTAAAAATTATTTTGAATTAGTACAAGAAGTATTAAACCAGCGAGCAATTATTGATAATCGCAACATTGTTTCGTTATCTGAAACTTCCCAGAGCGTTTTGATTGCTTTTAACCAAGCGTGCGAATATATGCGGGATTTACATAACTGGAAATGGAAAAAGGTAGAAGACGTTTATTTGAATGACTTAGGTCAAGAAACTTATCCAATTCCTTATGGAATAGTAGAAAAGGTATTTTATAAAAAAGATTCTGCCACCAAAATGTGCGAATTGGAATACGTGGATATTTTAACCGCCGATACTATCTGTCCAACACAATGGTCATTTAAGTGGGATACAGAAGAAATACAAATTGCACCAGCAACATCAACCGCCTGTGATTCTGTAAGCACCACAACAATAATGTATGCAGATAACAATATAGCAACTCTTGGAGTTAGAACAGCGGTTGGTGCTACAAAATTACAAAGATTTGATTTGACGCTTGATACATCAAACCAGTATCTTAATGTGCCAGAATATATTTATGACGCTTATGCAAGATGTGTTATCCTTAAAACTCGTGTATTCTTAAACGAAAATGCACAAACAACTTTATTTCCAGCTCAACAACAAGAATGGCTTGAAGCATATAATGGTCTTATGAGTTATGCAAAAACCCCATTCTATACAAGCGAAAAGACGGTGATATAATGTATAAACTTGAAAACGGAAAACTTATTACTCCACCAAAAGTATGGAAAGGATTTGTGGGATATGATAAAGACCTTGTAAAACTTACTAAGGATGGGTGGAAACCACTTATTGAAACTGGTGCTGGCGAGTTATTTAAGTATATTGACAAGAAAGATTGTATAGAAAAGAATTATTATAAAAAGCCGTTTAATTATAAAGAAGAGCGTGCAAAATTATATCCTTCTCTTGGCGATGTTGTTGACGCTTTAATTAAAGCATATCAGGGTGACTCAAAAGAATTAGATGTGATTATAACTCAACGTCAGATAATTAAAAATAGCATAAAGAAACCACAATGATAAACATTACGCCATTCTTTAATCCTTTTAAGAGAGTTGAAAAGCTTGGGGGAAATGCTGTAAATACTATTGTAAAAAACGGAAAAACCTACAAAAAGATAGAAAAAAGTGGCAACATCTAAAATAAATCTTATGTGGAAAGCATTTAAGGGAATCCGAAAACTAAACTCGGTAAATTCTGCATCAGAATTAGGTGCGGAAGTTGTATCTAATGTAAGTTTATCAAAAGAAAAGTCTGGTCAAAATCGTAGTATTAAAAGTTCCGGCTGGTTTAATGACTATAAAACATTATCTGACAATGTTATAAAATTATTTTCTGCTAATATGTCTGGATATACATATCCTGACCAATTAATTGCTTTTACTAAAACATCTACAAAAATAGATGTATATATTGTTAGAGATAATTCTGGATTGTTAGAAACACCAATAAAAATAGCTCAGTTTCCACTTGTTACTAAAGTATCAGATGCAAAAATGATACAATTCGGCGATAGATTGGTAGTGGCTTGTGCTTTTAATAATAATACTTTAGGGTTTATTACTTATTCTAATATAGCCCTTTCTGGCTGGACTAATATTAGCACAAATTGGTATTATAGAATTGAGAATGTTATAGAATCCACTACAGGGGCTTCGGTTACTAATATTTCCAGCATATCAGAGTATGGTTCTCGCCTAGCAATAAATGGTAAAACTACATATTCTGCCAGTGGCGGAGTAGAATCAATATATGGAGTATGGTTTAGTGAAGCGGGAAATCCATTAAACTTTAATGCTGATTATATCACTTCCGCTACTGACACAAGTCCATTTTTTGTGGAAACTGGCGGATTTGCTAATAAAATAATAGAATATAATGGGTTAACAATATTTTGCCAAAACAAATCATATAATGTCAATGGAACTACACAAAATAATATAAGGGTTACGCCGCTGACCGCCAAAGGCGTTTTAGGTAATGGAGCATTTGTTGTAAATGGGCAATGCGCGTATATTGATTCTTATGCTAATAATATATTTATTTTAACAAATCAAATTGATGGGACTATTGGGTTTGACTCTCCAATAGGTAACGAAATACAAGAATTTTTATCTGATGTTGTTGATGTTAGTATAAATTCATTGGGTCGCAAAGTTAGATTGTTAAAATCTAGCGGTGAGTGCTTAGTTTATGATATAGATATATCTGAATGGGTTGCTGAAAAATTTAATACTAATTCACAATGTGAAACTTTTATAAATGAAGAATTTATGGCAGATACCACTAAGATTATTAAAAAAATAACTCAAGAAAGGCAAGCAACCAGTACACAAATCCCAATAGATGGTGGATATTATTCATATTATAAGACAAATCTTATTTGGTTAGATTCTCAGACTTCTATTAAATCACATATATATCCATTTGCTGTAATACTTGAACCGCAAACAAATAACGATTTTTATATAAAATTCACAACCGATAGAAAACAGGTATATACAGCAAGAATCACTAGGTCTGGATTTTCTAACATAGCGACATATTCTGATACTGACGATGTTCCGGCAAACGGAAGTCAATTTGTAGAAGACGATGACGATTTATCTGGGCGTGTATTTTTATCAGCCACGGGCGGTGATATTTTGGTTACAATAGATAGACCACCATTTTGGAGATATTTACAGATAGAAATTTATACAACCGCTGCTACTATGGAATTTAATATATCCGGAATAGAAGCAAAACAAACATTTATAACAGATGAGCAATTAGACTACTAATGATAAATAGTTTATACATCTTTTCTAAGGATTTACCAGTCGTTGCGGCTGAATGGAATGCTAACTTTAATGCAATCGCAAAAAGTAACACGGATTGTGCCGCCGCGATTGTAGGTGCAAATTCTGTTATAGCATTTGAAGATAGCGATTTAACTAATGTATATAATGCTGTAAAACAATCGCCAAATAGTTTTAATATTGCTGGTTCTGCTGTTACGCTGTCTGTAAATTGCGAATACTATAAGGCATTATCTAGTGGAAACGATTTAACTGTAAATATACCAACAAGTTATCAGGGCGAAGGTAGAATAATTATAAGCACTAATGATACTAGACTTTTAACCCCGATAATTTTTAATTATTCTGGCACTGTAGTGTGGAAAAACGGAATCGCAGATTGGTGTTTGGCTGGGACAAAAGCGGTATTTATATATGTAATCAATGGAACTGCGTATATAAAAATGATACAAATGGAGAACTAAAATGTATACATTCGTAGCCGGAAAAGGCATAAATGTAAATAAATTGAATCCTAACTTTGAAGAAGTTAAAGATGATGCAAACGATAATGAAACGGCACTGACCGCCATATCTAATACTGCATTATTAAAAGATGGTAGTAATATAACTCAAGATTTGAAAGATGAGTTTTTATCTGAAACCGATACAATAATAACATCGTCTGGAAATATATCATTAGTAGATAATACGTCTAACTTTCTAACGCTGACTGGCAATGGGACTATAGTTTTGCCAGTTATTACAGCAGACCAGTTTTCACACACAATAAGATTAGTAGTTGGCGGGTCTGCATATTCATTAAACTTAGGCACGACATATCATTTACTAACTAACCCTGATGTTGATACTGCTTCACCATATTATGTTATGTATATATTTAATAAATTAGACAATCGCTGGTATTTTAGTATTAGCCAATAGGAGCATTATATGTTACGAGATACTTTTTTTATGGCACAAAATTATCACGCCGATATTCCTATCACTGGAACTTGGTATGCTTTTGAGTCTGATACGGCTAGAAATATATATAATGGGGCTACATCTAAAACATCATATACTGGTCTATCTCTTGGTTTTGGAAAGGTTAAATCTGTTTATAACACAGAATATATAGTATTTTCTAAATCGCAGAATAGTATAAATTGTATTGACATTAATGATAATGAGCGTCAACTATATTATACTGATAATAATATGGGATTTGTGTGCTTAAATAATAAACATATTATAATCACTGAACTATCTAGTTCTAATATATTGACTGTCAGTGCGTATCTTATTGTCGGCGCGGCAATAGAACCACAATTATTATTAGTAAGTACAAAAACATTTACTGGTGTACCTACTCCAAGTTATTCTAGCACAAATTATATTAAATGTCTAAAAAAGAGCGATACAACTGCTATTGTGTATCAATCTTCTTCTCCTGTTGGGTTTGTTCAAGTTACTAAATCTGATGATAATGATGACAATCTCACATTAGAAGTTGTAGAAGGTACTATACAAGACATAGGATTCCCAGTTGCGGATTCTGTTAATAATCCTACTAATTATTTTAGATATTTTTATTCTCCTACATTAAATTATTATATGATACAAGCTGGGAGCTTATTTACAATTAAAAATCTTTCAGGCGATGTTATTGCTAGTATAGCAGGAACTAATATAAGAGTATTTATAGATAATAATGGAAATGGGTATATTACACAAACTGGAGTAAAAACTATATCAGGTTCATCTAGATTATGGTCTGGAATTTATTCGTTAATAGATGGCACTATAACTTTAATACAAGAAGTTGATGCAGGAGCTAATTCTGGCAATTCATATAATTTTAGTATAAATAATGGTCTTTTTCCTTTAATAGAAAATAAAATACCTCCTATTTTAGCAGTTAGGTCTACACTAATATATGGATTTTCCTACACTATATCCGGAGTTGTATTTAATAATTATAGTGGAACATCTAAAACTATCAATACTTTTGGATGTAGAGTATTATGGTTATAGAAAAGATAGATTATATATCGCCTGAAATTATAGCTCTTTGGGAAGAAAATATGAAGGAAAACTGGAATGATTATAAAGAAGCGACAAAGTTTATACAAAAGAATTCGCAAGGTCAGATTATTGGCTGTTTTGCTGTTTATTGGGATAGTTCTGATGGCGTTGAAGGAAATTTTATAAGTGGGTGGTCTTCGCGGAAAAACTTAGAATCTATAGAGTATGTTATAAATCGGCTTGCGA